AAGTGTGCCAGTATACCACTATCTATCTTACCTCCCACCGAGTATCTTTGACACTCATTGAGAACCCTACGCCAATCAGGAAAGTGCTTGTTGATAAGTTCGGCAAGGACTGGGTTCTCAGCCTCAACCCGTTCTTGCTCCAGTATGTGCTTAATTCGTTTGAAAAACTGGGAGGCAATTGTTGCTTTTTGTTTTCCATTTATTGAAAAGTCAACGACAGCACAACGACTATGGAGTGGTTCGATGATCTTATTCTTATAGTTGCAGGTGAAGATAAATCTACAGTTGTTGGAGAACTCCTCAATACTCGCTCTAAGGAGAAGTTGTACGTCGGCAGTGGTATTGTCTGCTTCATCAATGATGATAACCTTGTGCTTCGACTCACTCGTGAGAGATACCGTAGACGCAAAGTTCTTGGCATTATTCCTAACAGTGTCAAGAAAACGCCCCTCATCCGACCCATTAATGACATAGTAATCTGCCCCTAATTGGTTACATAAACATTTAGCAACCGTAGTCTTTCCAATACCTGGAGGACCAGATAGAAGCATATTAGGGATCTCACCTTGAGATAAAAAATCCTGAAAAGTTTTTTTAATATTTTCAGGAAGGATACAATCTTCAATTTTTTGGGGTCTGTATTTTTCAACCCATATAAAATCACTCATTTAATTACCCAAAGGTAGAGTCTGGTTCCAATGCGATATAATACTTCATATCATACTTACTGTTAGAAAATTCAGAAAGTAATTTTGAAGAAATGGACACATTATAAGATCCAGGAATAATCTTAATGTTTTCCATCTTAAAGTTGAAAGTAAACTCTTTATCAGTTTGACCAACAACTATTCTTGGAATATTGGATGTATCATTCTTCTTATCCCTAACAACTAATTCAATATTACCATTTCTACCAATAGCAGATAGATCAGGTAATTGATAAACAGCAGCCTGTTTAACAAGTTTTTCAAGAACAGCAGTTTCCAACTTAAAGGAAATATCTTCAGAAGGAAGTGTAATTGCCTTATCTGGTGGAGAACATATTACTTGAGGATCTGAAAAGAAATACTTAACATCCCACTGATCTTCACGAATAACAACATAGTTATCTGCTTCAAAATCAAGATCAGGATCCTGATATAATCCCAATCCATTTAAAAATTGATTAAGATCATAGATAGCAAAATCACGAGGAAACTCTTCTTCAATTTGTGCCTCACCAAGAATATTCTTAGCAACAGACATTGTACGAAGTTGTGTTCCTTGTTTTACAAGAATGGAATTATTAATTCCAGCAAAGTTTTTTAGAACTGTTAATGTCTTTTCAGAAAGTTTCATAACCACGAGTAGTTGTCTCTTTTAATTGCCCACTGAAATGATACAGTAGGAGTGTATAGTGTAGTGCCTTTAGTATATCACGTTTTGCTTGTCCTTTCTTATCGTAGCGACTCAAATACTTGATTGCATTAGAACGACAGAAAGATTCCGCATCGCCAACCGACTCGATAAGATCAAGTGTCTGGACGTTGTTTTCTTTGGAAGTATAGTGTCCACCATATGTTGTGGAGATATAATCCTGAAGAGCCTTAATAGATTCATCTTCTTTATATTTTCTAGGACAATCCTTTTCTATTCCAGGTGTAGGTGATGATTGACTATGAGGTACTTCTGAACCATGTGGCCAAGTATTTGCCATATAATCTTGATCTAAATTTACTGAATAATCAAAGTTTGAAGTATCAATAGTAATTGTATCATAATTGGTAGTATCAACCCATCCACTACTAATACTATCAGTAGATAACCCTATATTGATATCACCGATATCACTCATCGTAAATGTATCAGATGATGGTGCTCCTATTATAGGATCATTCCAATCAGTATCTTCTGTATCTGATTTTGGTTTTGGATCGTATTCATCACTCTCTTGTGGTGTGACTCTATTATCAGTCATCTTATCATCTCCATAAAGTTCATCGTAAAGTAAAGCCCAAGCATTCATAATTGTATTATATCAAAGTAAAAGGTTTTAGTCAAGTAAAGTATGATGGCATCTTCCAAAATTTATTATCTATTAAGATATTATCTACATTAAAACTCATAGTTATCCTTTCTACATCAGATCTAAAAGGATATACCATATGCTGAAGTCTTGAAGGAAATAATAATATACCCATATCTTTTGGTTTAACTGAAATCATATTATTATTCCTAATAAATGTTAAACATCCATGCAATGATCTATATTTGTTTTTATATTCATACCTTTCTTCTTCAATCTCTTTTGGTATTTGTAAAAATAATATTCCACTTATATTACCATTATGAGCATGTAAAGGATTAAATTCATTACTGGTTTGTATGTTTAACCAAGGACCTTTCCAGTAATCAGATCCCATATTATAATCAAAATTATTCTCAGTACATTTTGTTCTTACAATATTTTCATCAGGATTAAATAATATTTCAGTTTTATCACTATCTAATTTACTATACACCAATTCAAGATCAATAATATGATTAATATATTCTATAATATGAGGTTTTAAAAAACTCTTATATCTTTTATAGTCTATATTTCTAGATTGCCATTGATTTTCAATATTACCTGCTAACATATTACTAGCACTTTTTTTATGATCTAAAATTCTAGTAATATTATCAAAGACGTAAGAGTGAAAGTCTTTCGACATTTCACCCTTATAAATCACAGGACTGAAAGGTTGATAAAATTTCATCAATCTTGTTCTGTAGGTAATTGGAAGTCAGCATCTACCTTATCATATAATTCAAGGAATGCTTGCTTAGTCTCATCATCAAATCTGTTCACACATACTTGAATTGCTTTTGCCTTATCATTAAAGATACTATAAGCACGAACAATGTGAACCAATCTACGAGTGCTAATAATTTCATCAATACCACCATCATAGAATGTTTTACGGATAATGTCACCCCAATCTACAAGTTTGTCCAAAAACTGAACATCAGTAACACCATGATGTGCAGCAACACCACCAAGAATCTTTTTCTCTACTGATACAGGAGGATACTCTTGCTCAAAGGTTACAGGGAATCGCTCCAAAAAGGCTTCGTTGAGCACATTAGTTCCAATGAATCGTCCATCATCTGAACCTTTGCCCTTAGTATTTGCGGTTGCGACAACGTTGAATCCTTCTCTTGGATTGACAAATCTCCCGATCTTTTTAAGAAAGATTCCATTTCCTTCAAGAATTGGCTGGAGGCAGAGAATCTTATTAGAGGCAAGGTCGATCTCGTCAAGGAGCAATATAGCACCTCGTTCGAGTGCTTCAATGACTGGGCCATTGTGCCATACGGTTTCGCCATTAACAAGACGGAAACCGCCAATAAGATCATCCTCATCAGTTTCAATAGTAATGTTTACACGAATAAGTTCTCTACCTAGTTGAGCACATGCTTGCTCTATACCAAAGGTTTTACCATTACCAGATAAACCAGTAACAAATGTAGGATAGAACTGTTTTGATTGTATTACTTTCTTTATATCAGTAAAAGGACCAAACCTAACAAAAGTATTATCCTTTACTGGTACAAGATCTTGATCTACACGAGAAGTAACAGCAGGAGCAGAATATGCTTTCTCAATCTTTTCAACTGCTTTAGGTGTAACTTCTAGATTCCATCTACCTTTTGCTACTTTATACTGCTGTATCTTTTTAGAAACTGTTGCATAACCAATATCATTCATAGCACAAAATGCTTTAAGATCAGCAGCAGTAAATTCTACACCATATGTACTTCTTAATCCATCAATTGCCTGTTGTTCGGTCATTTTAAGTTCAAATGCCATGATAATAGTGCTTTATTTAGTTGAACTTATTATAAAGCAAAAAAGGGGTCTTGCGACCCCTTGTGTACCAGTTTATTAATTGGTCTTATTCGCCACGATCAGCAAGATATTGCTCTAACTGCTCTACCAATTTTGGTTGAGATAATCTTCTATCTAACTCAATACCAACACTTCTACCTATCTCTTCTAACTTAATTTTTGAAAGCCACTTTAAATTAGTAGGTATTTCTGGTTCCACAGGTGGAGCCTCTGTAGTAGCAACAGGCATATCGTCTAAAGGATTCTCATACACAGGAGGTGTAGGAGGAATTTCTTCAACTACAATTGGTTCTGGTGGTGCTGGTGTAACAGGAGGTGCAGTTGTTCCAGTTTCATGTGATGTTATAGGCAAACCAGCTGCCTCAGAATACTTACTCATTTTTTCTGACTCAATTCTTTTAGTTATTTATTTTCTGGAGATTCTTCAGCAGGAGGAGTATCCTCTACTTTAGGTTCTTCAGTTGGTTCCTCTTTTTTAGCATATACAGCAGCATAAGCATTCATCAAACCCTGTGCTTCTTTAGGTGTTAATCTTGGCATTATATTGTAATTAAGGTATGTTTATTTATACTACCAACTCTATAAATTCTCCAAGAATCTTTTTATTCATTTTTTTACCTTTCAAACTCTTAAAAAATGCTCTTTTGATTTGTGTTTTTGTAGCACCAGTATCAACTTCAAACTCATCATCAGATGATAAAGCATTAGCAGACATTCCAAAGTAACTATCATATCCAGAAGATTTTATACTAAAAGTTTTAGTCTTCTTCCAAGATTTTGTTGCTCTCTCAAAATCCTTACCACCATATCCACAATATTGACGGATAAAGTAACTAGCATCTCTATTGGCAAGTAAACGAATACCAACAAAATTCATATCAGGAAAATTATGTCTTAAATTATTGATTAGAGTTGAAGTAATAGTAGACCAATGCTCACCAAACTTATAGGTATTACCAGTCTTTCTATCCCTTAAGAAAGTATTATACCCAACATAGTTTGTTCCTAGAAATGGTTCATCTTCCCAATGTCTATTTACTTCTCTATGATAACGTATTGGATGTGCTTCACCATCTGTAAGAATTACACATTGAACCTTTTGTAATTGATGATCACTCTTAAACTTAGGAAGAATCTGATGAAGACATACTAGTGTTTCATTTAAAGGTGTTCCTGAAAGATTCATTCCAATTGGAACACCATACTGAGTCCAGTTATTTCTACCAAATGTTTTAGCACATCTAAAGATATTAATCATTTGTTCATCTAATTCTTTTCCATTTACACTACTAGTAAATAGATTCATTAATGAAAAACTTTCTGTTAATGCTGCCAATCCAGATCTTGGTTCATAAGAAGACTGAACATTTGGATTACCCTCTTCATCATAATTTGGAAAACATTGTGTGAACGCATATACATCAAATGGTATAGAAACCTTTCTACAAAACCATATAAGATTATAAAGTTGCTTGATGGTATCTTCCATTACATCTGCCATTGAACCAGACCAATCAAGAATGAATACTAATCCATGATTCTTTCCATCAGGAACTACATTTATTTTCTTGAAAAGATCTTCATTATATTTGTAGGTATGAAGTTTAGATGTATTCAAAATACCTGTTCTTGATACTGTAGAACGAGCATAAGAATCAGCAGCTTTCTTACATTCAAATTCTTTAACCAAGTAATTTACTTCTTTCTGTGCTGACTTCTTAAACTTTTTATACTCAAGATCAACCTCAGAAAATACTGTTAAGTTTTCTAATTCTTCTTCCGTTACATCATATCTAAATGGTTTTCTATTCATATAACCTTCCCAATTTTCAACACATATTTTATGAATTGCTTTATTGGAAATTATAACCTTATCCAAATTAATCTTTGGTATTTCGATATAGAAATTCTCAACACCACCTTGATCAATAAGACTTTCAATACCCTTAGCAAGTGAATCAGCAGTTTCTACTTTTGGTTCAGCATGTTCAAGTTGTTGATGTAATTCTTCAATGGTTAATTGATCAGGTTGTGTTTTCTGATAATCCATATCAATTTGACTTTTACCATCACCCTCTTCTTCATCATACTCGCTATCATCTTCACCTAAATCAGGACGACCAGATCCTTCCATATCCATACCATCTTCCTCTTCTTCTGATTCTAATTCTGCTATCTGTTCCTTTATATCTTCTTCCATCTCACCTTTACAATACTTGTAAAGATCTTCAGCAACATTTAAAACATCCTCAAAAGTCTCACATCTCTTAACTTTTTCAAGGTGTAAACTTTCTTCTAAAGTAAAATCAATATCAACATAATTACCAATCTTAAAATATAGATTAATTTTATCAGCAAGATTAAAATCAGAAATATCTTTTCCTTCTACTTCAAAGAAATCATTATCATGTAATTCTAGGTATCCATTATAAAAAGTCTTAGATATTCCAGCATACCTACGCTTCATTAACTTTTCAATTCTTGCATCTTCTACAATATTAACAAAATCGAATCCTATCTTACGATCCTTAGACCAATCATAATCAGGTGTATAAAGGGCATGTCCAACCTCATGACAAACTAAAGAATCTAATACATTATTACTTGCCTTCTCCCACATAGGAAGTGTTAGAACCCTTGTCTGTACATTAAACTGAGCAGTCTCAACTTTTTTATGCTCTACTACCAGATCCTCAGTAGCAAGTAGCTTAGCAAGTTGCGATTTGATTTCGTGCTTTACTGTCATGGATCTGTTTGTTTGATACACCTATTATACTAAAAAACCGCCTCTTGTGGGCGGTCTGTAGACGGTTTATCAACTGTCTACGCCTTTCTTTAGCAGCACGTAGAGCTTGCGGTTTAAGTTTTCGTTTCCTCTCCTTTTTAGAGTGGTGTTGCCAGTTTGGAGTGTTCATAATACATATTTATCTAAAGAAGAAAACTTGATTACATCTATATTGACTAAAAAATGCATCATTAGTAATATTCATACCATGAGGAAATTTAGATCCGTCAAAAAGGCACATACTATTATACCTTGATTTAAATGATTTTACAACAGAGTAATTTTCTTTAGGTCTCCAACACAAATACTGTTCTGGCATAGACATTGAATAACTCCACTCAAAACTATTCAGAACTTTAGGATCATATAAATTTGTTCCTGAATCTTCTTCACCCTTATTCAAATAAACTATACCATTATATCCACCGTCTACATGAGGCCACCAAAAACAATTATTATAATCATTAAAATCATAATTTAAAAATTTAGTCATATTAGTAGAAATATCACAATTAGGATACCCCTGCATACATAACTTACTCAAAAACTCATAGACAGGAATCAATCTAAGTTCTCTCTGTATTAATCTCCTATCATTAAAATGAATGTTATTAAAAGTTGGTTTTTGTTCTGCCTTCCACAAAGGAACATCCCTATTAAATAGGTAGTCAACAACTTCTTCAGGATTCTTATAAAAATTATCTACGGTATAAACCTTTGATCCCAATAAGGTTTCTTCTTTTACATATAAATCATCATTTAATTCAAACATTAAGAGTTTTTTTCCTTTTTAGAATCTTTACTATTTTTCTTTAAGAACTCATCGGATCTAGGATCGGTTATAAGATACTTACAATACTCCCAACCATTATCCCTAAAATCATCAGACATGTCAACTGGTCTGTTTGCTACACCATCAGTCATTCTTTTACAGCCTTACAATCCCAACCTTTACCCCATATAAATGGTTCAGCAGTAGCATCCTTTTTAAGTTTGAACACCTTTCTATCATCTTTTGTTTGTGTCCACCTATTATCACCAGCATAGTACATAGTACCTGTACCCAATACACTAGTTTTTGTAATGTGATATGCCATAATTACTTTTTGATTATTTAGTTTAAATTAAATGAAATTATAGTTCTATCTATATTACTATAATTTGGAGGAGCCATATGAGACAAATTGGAAGGAAAAATAATAAGATCACCTTCCTTTATATTTAAAGATTTATTATCACATTCACCATACTCTGCCATAAAGGGAGAAAAAAATCTAGTACTTTTATGTTTTTTATCATCATATTCTGCATATAATATAGCAGAATATCCAATAGGACCGTGAGTATGCGGTTGAAAATAATCACCCATATTATATCTATGACACCACATTTTTGTTAATCTTTGAAACTTATATGGTGCTACTTTATAAAAATCATCAATATAAGGTTTTATTATTTCATTAACAGCATTCCCATATTCTGGAATATCATTACCGATCCAGTAATCAGCAAATGATATATTTTCATCTATTGCTTCTTTATTGTCAAAAGGTATTAAAGATAAAATATAATCTTTCTTATCTTTCCATTCTTTAATATAAACTCTATAAAGAGATATTTCAAATAAAGAAACCTTTTCCATTAAGAAGCAATTCTAGAAAATCCTTTAACCTTTTCAAATTTAATTACACTATTGAATTTATCATGAAGATCTGCTTTATGAGATATAACAAACACATTCGCATCCTTAATTACGAAACGAATAATCTTAAGAAACTCATCTGTACCAAATCCATCAAGAGAACTATCAAAAACCTCATCCATAATTAAAAGATTAGTATTCACAGAGTTCTTAGCTCTGGCAACTTCTCTCCAAGTAAACAGAAGTGCTAAGTCAATTCTCATTTTCTCACCTTCAGAAAAAGAAGCATAAGAAAATCTTTCATGAATGGGAGATTCAATAGTTTCATTAAACTCCTCATCAAGTTTGAAATTGATATAAAAATCCATCATCTGCAGATAACGATTTACCTGCTGATTAATAAGTGGAAGATATCTCTTTATAATTTTTGTCTTTACTCCATCATCCTTTAGCAGAGAATATGCGAAGTCATGATACATTGACTCTTCTTTCTTATCTGCTAATTTTTTATATACTTGTTGAAGATTTTCGTTAAACTCTGCTAATTTTCCTTGTTCAGTATTTCTGTTTGCATGCTGATCGGTAAGTCTCTGAATTTCCGATTCCAAATCCCTGATCTGTCTGTTACATCCAGAGATGATAGTATGGTTTTTAGAAATGCCATTGTTGAGTTTAGTAATCTCCTTTGATAGTTTTGTAAACTGATGCTCTCTTTCCTCTTCTTTTTGAATTGCTTCCTCTAGTTCCCTGTAACCAAGTTGCAACTCCTTTGCTCTAGTTTGAGCATCAGCAATTCTATTTACACGGAACTCTTCTTCTATATCCTGCGTACATGTAGGACATACCGTATTATCTGTGAAAAACTTATGTTCTTTAGTTATTGTTGCTACTTTTTGAGTGATTTGACCCTTAATAGTGTTTAGTTTCTTTAACTTTTTATTTGCTCCAGAAAAAGATTCTAAGTCATTATTAAACATCTCAACATCCTTCATAAGACATTCTGTCTCATCAGATGTTTGT